CTGGTCGAGTGGGAGGACCAGGGTGGCGAGTACAACGCGCTCGGCCAGGTCGCCGCTACCTTCACGGGTGACGGCCCGCTGGAGCTGATCGCCAACCCGCTGGCCACCCCCTGATGGGCGGCAAGTTCGAGCAGCTCGGTGAACTCCTCGACGAGTACATCGAGCTGCCGGTTCCCGTCGGGAATCGTGAGGAAGGCAAGACCAACACCTACCGGATCGAGTCGCCCTCGGCCCGGGACGGCCTGCAGATCGAGCGGATCACGCAGATCGCCGCGACCCTGGTCAGCGGTGGTGAGGACATCAACACCGAGCTGCTCGACGACAACGAAGAGCGCGACGTGTTCCAGCTCCTGCTCGGTCCGCAGTACAAGCAGATGATGGACGACGGCGTCAAGTGGGTCTGGCTCCGCCACGCCGCCCTCACCGTCCTGATGTGGGTCAATTCCGGCCTGCAGACGGCGGAGCAATACTGGGCCTCGGCAGGCGACCCGGAACGCCTGGCCCGGAATCGGGCGGAACGGCGATCGAAGCAGCGGGGCTCGTCGGCTGCGGAGACGTCGACCCGAGGACGGGCCTCCACGAATGGTACGAACCACGGCCGGGGTTCCGGGCACCGCCGAAGCCAGGGCAGCCGGAAATCACGTGGAGCGGGCTCCTCGAAGAGTGGGACCTGATCGAACGCGACCTGCACCAGGTGTACGGCATCGACGTTCACGAAGTGCTGGACACCAGGTCATGGCGATGGCTCCGGAGCCGCATCGTCGGGTTGCTGGAGATCGAGAGCCGCATTCAGCGTCACTTCGCACCTCCCGAGCAGCAGCCCAGACCGAAGAAACCCCCGAGGAGGTGATGGGCGGTGGCGCTGACCATTGGTGAGCTGGTCGGCTTCATTCGGTTCGACCCGTCAGGCGTCGATGACGGAGCCAGCCAGGCCGAGGGCCGGATGAGGCAGCTCGGCGACGACATGGGCAACGCCGCCAACCAGGCGGGACAGACGGCCGGACAGAACCTGGGTGAGGGCATCATCCAGGGGGCGGACGGCCGTCTCCGCAACGCTCGGGGGCAGTTCGTCTCCGCTGGTGCGGCGGCAGGCGACGGGTTCGGCGACGGCCTCGCGGACGGCGCGGCGGACGGAGCCGACCAGGCTGCCGAAGCCACGGTCAGCCGGATGGAGCAGGCCAAGGTCGGGCTGGCAGCGGTGGGCGTGGCGGCGGGTGGCGCAATGATGGCCGCCTTCGGCGAGGCCCTGGACCAGTCCAAGATCACGGCGCGGCTCGGCGTGCAGCTCGGGGCGACCCCGGCCGAGGCGCAGAAGTACGGCAAGATCGCGGGTGAGCTTTACTCCAAGGGCATCACCACGGACTTCCAGACGGCGGCCGACGCGGTCAAGGCCACCATGGCGGCGGGTATCCTGCCGCCCGAGGCCACCAATGCCCAGATCAAGTCCATCTCGACCAACGTGGCCGACCTCGCGTCGACCTTCGACCAGGACCTCGGCGGCGTGACGAACGCCGTGTCGCAGATGATGCGCACCGGGCTGGCGACCAACGGTAAGGAAGCGCTGGACATCCTTACTGCGGGTTTTCAGTCGTCCGCCAACAAGGCGGACGACCTCCTGGACACGTTCAACGAGTATGGGACCCAGTTCCGCAAGGCTGGTTTGGATGGGGCCACGGCTGTCGGCTTGATGAACCAGGCCATCCAGGCTGGCGCACGCGACTCGGATATCGCCGCCGACGCAATCAAGGAATTCTCCATCCGGGCGATCGACGGGTCGAAGACCACGGCCGACGGATTCAAGGCTCTTGGTCTCAATGCCGACGACATGGCCAAGAAGTTCGGCGCTGGCGGCAAGAGCGCCACGGAGGCCCTGGACACCACGCTTGACCGGCTCCGTAACATCAAGGACCCGGTGGAGCAGTCGGCAGCCGCCACCGCCCTGTTCGGCACCCAGGCGGAGGACCTCGGCGAGGCCCTGTACGCCATGGACCCGAGCAGTGCGGCCGAGGGGCTGGGCGAGGTCGGCGGAGCTGCCGACAACATGGGCAAGCAGCTTCACGACAACGCGGGCACCAAGGTCGAGGCGTTCAAGCGGACCCTGGAACAGGGCCTGGTCAACATGATGGGCAACTACGTCATCCCCGCGCTGATGGAGGTGCCTGGGTACCTGGAGCAGGTCGGCTCCGCGTTCGTCACGGCCGGTGGTTTCGTTGAGGACCACAAGGGCATTTTCATCGGCATCGCGACGGTGATCACCACCATCGTGCTGCCCTCGCTGGTCAACATGGCCGCGACGGCGGTCACCTCGGCAGCAACCACAGTCGCAGCATGGGCCACCCAGGCAGCGTCCGCCCTGGGCACTGCCGCCACCTATGTCGGCGTCAATGCGCTGATCATCGCCGGTTGGGCGAGGCAGGCGGCGGCAGCGGTGGCGGCAGCGCTCCGGGTGGTCGCGGCCTGGGTCATGATGGGCGTTCAGGCGATGATCAACGCCGCGCGCATGGCCGCCGCGTGGGTGATCGCCATGGGCCCGATCGGCTGGATCATCGCGGCGGTGGTCGGCCTGGTGATCCTGATCATCGCCAACTGGGAGACGGTCAAGTCCTGGACGCTCGCCATCTGGGACTGGGTCTGGAACAAGATCAAGGGCGTCGCCCAGTGGCTGCTCGATCTGTTCATGAACTGGACCTTGATCGGTCTGATCATCCAGCACTGGGACACTATCAAGAACGCCACCAAGGCGGCCTGGGACTGGGTCCTCAACATCATCAAGACGGTCTGGGAAGGCATCAAGACCGGGGTGTCGACGGCGATCAACTGGGTCAAGACGACCGTGTCGAACGTCTGGAACGGCATCAAGACCCTGAGTTCGACGGTCTGGAACGGCATCAAGTCCGTGATCATGGGAATCTGGAACGCCATCAAGTCGGGCGTCTCCACCGCGATCAACGCTGTAAAGACCACCGTGTCCAACGTGTGGAACGGCATCAAGTCGTTCACGTCGACCATCTGGAACGGCATCAAGACGGCGATCACCAACGGCATCAACAACGCCAAGACCGCCGTGTCGACAGCCATCAACAACATCAAATCATTCTTCACCACCGGCTTCAATAATGTGAAGACCACCGTGACCAACGCCATATCCAACGTGGTAACCACCATCAAGGGTCTCGGCGGCAAGGTCAAGTCGGCGGTGTCCGGCGCGGCACAGTGGCTGGTCAACGCCGGTAAGTCGATCATCGAGGGCCTGATCAGCGGCATCAAGTCGATGGCTGGCAAGGTCGGTGACGCGGTCAAGGGCGTGCTGAAGGGTGCGCGCGACCTCCTGCCGTTCTCGCCTGCCAAGAAGGGCCCGTTCTCCGGCAAGGGCTGGACGCTCTACTCCGGACGGTCGATCTCGGAAGCCCTGGCCAAGGGCATCCTGCAGCGTAAGAAGAAGGTCGCTGCCGCCACCCGCGCCGCTGTTATCGCGGCAAAGAAGGCGCAACTGGCGACCAAGCAGAGCACCCAGTTCCAGACCGGTCAGACGGCTCGGTACGACGACCGGGGTAACGAGATGGGCGGCGTCCAGAACGGCTACGGCGGCAAGATGCTGAACATCACGAACTACTACGAGTCCAACAACGGTTCGGCGACCCAGACGGCGCGCGAGCTGGAGTGGCTCGCCAGGGCGAGGGGGTGACGGTGGCTGCCATCAACTGGCTCGGCTCCAGGCCGGGTCACCTGCAGTACGGTGATTTCCTGCTGGGGCCCGGCACCCCCTGGCGCTGGGAGGAGATGGAGGGCTGGGAGGACACCCCGGGGCTGGACTCCGGGACCGTCCTCAAGTCCTCCGACCACGGTGCCTGGCCCGGTACCTATTACGCCCAGGTTCGGACCGTGACGGCCACCATGATCGTCCGGTCCGAGCCGGGCCAGATGAACGGCACACTGCGGCAGTTGTCGGCCGCCACCCCCATCGACGCCGAGGACGAGCTACCGCTGGTCCTGCAGCTCGATGATGACGCGCCGTTGGTGGTGTTCGCCCGGTGTACCCGGCGGTCCTTCCCGATCAGCCGGACGCACCGCACCGGGCTGGCGCGCGGAGCGATCGAATTCGAGGCCAGCGACCCCCGCAAGTACAGCCTGGTCGAAGAGACCTACATCACCCAACTGCCGCAGCCGGAACCGGGCCTGACCTTCCCGCTGGCGTTCCCGCTGAACTTCGGCGTGCCGGGTTCCACAGGCAACGTCGACGCGTTCAACTCGGGCGACGCCCCGACCCACCCCCGGTTCGAGATCAAGGGCCCGTGCTCGAAGCCCTCGATCACCAACATCAACACGGGCACGATCCTCGAATACGACATCGACCTGAGCGCCACCGACGTGCTGTTCATCGACACCCAGCAAGGCACGGTAACGCTCAACGGCACGACGGCTAACCGCCTGTACACCGCCACCACCCGCAGCCAGCCCGAGGGCGTGTTCGTCCTGCCGCCGGGTCGCTCGGCGCTGGCGTTCCGCTCCGACGACTCACCCCCCGACCCTGCGTCGACCCTGACGGTCACCTGGCGCTCGGCGTACTGGTAGGAGGCAAGCAGTGACCATCCGGTCCGTTTGGCACATCAACAACGACCAGACCCGGGAGGACACCCGGTTCGCCCCCCTGGGCATCATGACCCCGCACGACACCTCGCCGCTGCGCACCTGGAATGGCGTAATCCCGTCGTACGGCGACCCCATGAAGCTCACCTCGACCGGGGCGATGACCGCACAGGTCGAAATCGGCCGGGCCGTGGTGCAGGGCCTGGTGACCCAGGGCTGTTACCCGGTGGTGATCACCTCGCCCGAGGTGCTGACCTTCGCGGACGGCGATGCCAGCAATCCCCGCATCGACTCGGTGATGATCGTCATCCGCGACGACCCGTACGACTCCACCGGGTTCACCGACATCCGGGTGATCGTCGAGCAGGGCACCCCGGCGGCCAGTCCGACCGCCCCCAACCTGCCGACCGAGGCCAGCCTGCGCCTGTGGGACGTGCGCGTCGAAGCAGGAGCGTCGGCGGGCGGTGGCGGTATCGACTGGAACACGGCGGTCACCGACCGGCGCATGTGGTGCGTGGCCCTGGGCGGCATCGCGCTGGGCCCGGTCGCGGGTGCGTACGCGGGCGAGTGGCGGGACTCGGGCGGCCCGGCCGGAACGCTCAGCCGGTACAACGGCACGGCCTGGGAGTCGGCCGTCCGGCTGGACTCCGGTGGTTCGCTGGCCATCGGTGACACCAACCTGCGGCGCGACGGCTCGAACGTGCTGGCCACCGACGACCTGTTCCGGATCTACCGGGGCGCGGCGGCCGACAACGCCATCTCGCTGCGGGTCGCCGGAGTCGATACGGGCGCGTCCCGCTGGTTCATCAACGCCGACGGCCAGATGAACTGGGGCCCCGGCGGCACGACCTCGACCGACACCAACCTGTACCGGGCGGCGGCCGACAAGCTCAAGACCGACTCCAAGTTCTCGGCCGAGATCGAGGTCCTCACCACCGGGTTCGTGAACGCCACCGGCTGGTCGTCCACCATGTACGCCAAGCGCACCTGCGGCGTCATCACCATCGTGCTGAACAGCACGCGCACGGGCGCAAACATCGCGGCGGACGGCACCGGCAACATCAGTGACCAGACCATCGGGACGATCCCGGCGGGGTGGCGGCCCACGGTCGAAAACATCGAGGGCGCGGCCTGCTCCGGCTACGGAGATGGTGGCATCAACATTGCGCTGAACGGCGCGGTGATTCTGCGCACCTGGTCGGCCAACGGCATCATCGTGCAGAATGATCACAACGTGCGTTCGTGCTTCACGTTCGTACAGGCTTACTAAGGAGGGGCACATGCCCTACGTGGTACCCAAGGTTCAGTCGCTCCAGTACACCGGGCAGAACGACGCTGCAGTCAAGCAGATCGTGTCCAACTACGACTACTGGACGCTGAATCCGAGCTTCGCCGGGAGCGGCATTCAGTGGAACGGGGCGGACGGCGACCGGCTGACGCTCGCGCCGGGCGACTACCTGATCTACGAGGCGTACGCGGTCCGCCGGATGTCGCAGTCCGACTACGAGGCCCGATACCGCGAGATCGCCTGACCAGGGGGTGAACGACAGTGCCGGTGACCAACGCATATCGGGTCATCATCTGTGACCTGCGCACGGACCAACTGCTGGACGTCCTGCCGGTCACCGGCCTGTCGTTCGACGACTTCATCGGTAAGACCGGGACCTGCAGCGGAACCATCGAGATCACGGATACGCGCGTCGCCGCGCGCATGCGCCTGAACTTCATCCCGGCCCGCACCGCCATCTACGTGCTGCGCGGAGCCGACATCTGGTGGGGCGGCGTCCTGTGGACCCGCACCCCCTCGGTGGACGACCGGGGCTATGTCACGGTCAGCTTCCAGGCCAGCACGTTCGAATCTTACTTCGACAAGCGCAAGATCTACGACACGCAGACGTTTGTCGGCGAGGACCAACTGACCATCGTCCGCAAGCTGCTGGACTACGCCCAGGGGCAGAACGGCGGAGACGTCGGGATAACGTACGACCAGACCCTGTCGTACGTCGGTCGGGACCGCACCTACAGCGCGTACGACCTGCCCAACATCCGCGAGCAGATCGACTTGCTGAGCAACGTCGATGACGGGTTTGAGTGGCGCATGCGCGCGTACTCGGACGAGTCCGGCCGACGGGTCCGCCACCTGCAGCTCGGCTATCCCAAGATCGTGACCAGCCGGACCGACATCATGCTGAGCGCGCCCGGCCAGATCATCTCGTACAGCCTGCCGGAGGACGGCACTACGGTCGCCAACTACTGGCAGTCCCGGGGTGCGTCGACCAACCAGGACGCATCCAGTGAGTCGACCCCGCTGATGTCGACCCGGTACTTCTGGCCGACCGACCTCGATGCGGGTTGGCCCCGGCTGGACGGCAGCAGCGACTACAACACCGTATCCGAGATCGCGACGCTGAACGCGCACGCGGTGGCGGACATCCGGCGGTTCCGCAAGCCGATCGTGATCCCGGACATCGAGGTCAGGATGGACGGCCGGACGATCACCCCGGCGCTGATCGGGTGTACTGCCCGAATCCGCGTCAAGGACATCTGGTACCATGAGGGCGTCACGCTCCGGTACCGGATCATCGGATTCAAGGTCACACCGCCGGAGCGGGGCAAGCCCGAGACGGCCCAGCTCTACTTGGAGCCGCTGTAATGCCTGCACCCAACACGCCGACCGACCTGATCGACCGCATCCGCTCGCTTGAGCGGCAAGTGGCAGACCTGTCCGGCCGCATGAACATCCGGCCCGCCCTCAACACCATTGTCGGCGGCTCCGTCACCATCAAGGGCGGCGGTCAGCTCCTGGTCGAGGACAACGACGGCACCGCCGTTTTCAGCATCGGCGAGCTGGGCCCGGACCTGGACGGCCAGCCGCAGCAGGCGACCATCATCCGACGGATGGACGGGTCGCTGGCGCTGTCGATCCACACCACGGCCACCACCGGCCCACAGAAGATCGTGCTGTACGACAAGCAGTCGGCCGCGATCTTCGCCGACGACATCGATTCACCGGGCGGCGGGCTGGCTCTGCCCTGGTTGCCGATCTCGCCGCCGCTCAACGACGACATCTCGACCTGGGCCAAGACCAACGGCACCGCCTATGCCAACGTGCTACACAGCCGAGCCCGTCTGCACCACCCCAAGCTGCATGTCCGGGTCGGCATCGGCCTGGACTCGGGCGTCAGCGGGAACCTGCGGTTGCTGGTCAACGGCACGGTGGTGCTGACCGGCGGCTCGAACGCCGAGCTGAACGGCATCGCCGACGTCCCGAACTGGGACTGGAACGGCACCCCGGGCGACTACGACATCACGGTCCAGGCCCGGCGCACGGCGGGCACCGGCAACGTCTACGCCCAGACCCGCTACATCTACGGAAGGCAGAGTTAGTGCCCGAGAATCCTGTGCCCTATCACCCCGACGCCGACGTCCCCTTGGACACCGCGCCGATCCAGGGTGTGAACGACCAACGCGTGCAGGCGGTGGCGGAACGCGCGGCTGGATTCCAGCAATTCATCCGCGAGATGCTGCCGCCCAGCCCGAACGTGGAGCTGGCCTGCCGACACGTGGATCTGGCGGTACAGGCGGCGTACGAGGCGGGCCAGGAAAGCCCTCCGGCGGCCCCCGGGGAGCCCACGGAGCAGCCGTAGGCCCTGGGGCCCCGGCCCAGGACGAGAGGCCGCCGGAGACCCCGCTACGGCCCTCGCTACGAGAAAGCAGGAACATGTCAGATGGCGATCTTCAGCCCCAGGGAGGGGCGTTACGCATGAAGAGACACAGACCATCAGACTGAAAGGCCCATCGAATGGACTTCAGCAAGTTGCCTCTCGCGACCGGCAGCGCCACCGCCCTGCTCGGCCTCGTGCTGCTTCTGGTCCTCCTCGGCAAGCTGGTTCCCCGCTCGGCCCTCGACGACGCTCGCGCGGACACCGAACAGGCCCGCAAGGACCGTGACAAGGCCCTGGAGGAGAAGCAGCGAGAGGTGGACCTGTGGCGGTCCGCGTTCATCAATGAGGTGGGCACCACCCGAGAGCTGAGCAGCCAGGTAA